GGCGGCTCAAGGAGTGGTAAGACATACGCTGCACTTCAATGGCTTATCGTACAAGCCCTTCAAAATAAAGAGATGGTAACTATTGTAAGGAAAACAATACCATCGCTTAAAAGGACTGTAATGAAGGATTTTAAGGATGTGATGCAAACGATGGGAATTTGGAATGAGAATGATTTTAATATAAGTGATAGGACATATACGTTCTATAATGATTCACAAATACAATTCATCAGTACGGATAACGCTGAAAAGTTAAGAGGAGTTAAATCTAATTTACTTTGGATAGAAGAAGCATCAGAGGTTGATAGTGAATCATACCTACAATTACAAATCCGTACAACAGGCAGAATCATCCTAAGTTATAACCCTACAGTATCTCCTTGGCATTGGTTAAGAGAGATGGTAGATTGTACTAGATACTTTACTAGCTACAAAGATAATCCCTATTTGGAAAAGAGTGTGATAAGAGCCTTAGAGGATTTGAAACACACCAACATTAAAGCATGGCAAGTATATACAAAGGGTGAGTACACAACAAACGATAAGGCTATATTTGAATTTGAATTAGTAGAGTGGTTGCCGGATGAAGCAGAGTTTGTAGCATGGGGATTGGACTTTGGATATGCCAATGACCCGAACGCATTGGTGAGTGTATGGAAGTTAAATGGTAATGAGCTATACATCTTAGAACACTGCTATGAGAAGGGAATGGTGACAAACGAAATAACCGATATGCTAAAGAAAGCAGTGAGTGGTAATGAGGAGATATGGGCTGATAGTAGTGAACCACGTTTGATAGAAGAAATTCGTAGAGCTGGATTTAATATAAAGCCGGTAACGAAAGGTAAGGATAGTATTAACTTTGGTATAGGTGTATTGCAGAACTATAAGATAAAGATACCTAAGAGTTGTCAGAACCTACTTAATGAGTTCTATTCGTATGAGTGGGAGACAGATAGGTTTGGTAAGATATTAGATAGGCCTGTTGATTTTAACAATCACTTATTAGATGCTGCTCGTTATGTGGCAATGATGAAGTTATCACAAAAAGCAACAGCTATGGGAAAATATGTAATTAGTATAAAATAATATAATATGGAAAAAGAATTTGACATTGACAATTTAACAAAAGATGATTTTATGGAGATGGCGGCTTATGTTGCTATGAGTGAGAAGAAGAACGTAGAACTTCTAAATCAGCTAAGAGAAACTAAAGCTTATTTATCTGCAACTCTACAACAAAGGAATTCGGCAGAGAATAAATACCAAAACTTATTAGCAGAAAGGACTGTAAATACAATTCCTATTACTGAAACAATAGTAATGAATTCCTCATTGATAAACCCAGAACAATGGGCAGTGCCTGAAGGTAGGGTAAGTAAAATAGAAAAATCAGATAAACAATAATATGCAAAATATAGAAAGTTACTTAAAGGATTATAAAGATAAGTTTGAATCTTATCATAGTGGGATGACTGTGGATAATCACCAACAACATAATCCAGACCCAGAGTATTGGGCTATCCTATTGGGTGATGTAAAGTTTAACCCTGATAGATGGAAAGGAAAGAGAGCATTTGATTTCGGATGTGGCTGTGGTAGAAATCTAATTAACCTATCTACACTAGCTGAATGGGAAACTATTGATGGTTGTGATATATCAAAGAGTAATGCAGAGTATGCACAACAATGGTATATAAAGAATACAACAAAGACATCTGCTTGTAAGACATGGGAGAACAATGGCAAGGATATACAACCAACACAATACAAATACGATTTTATAATGTCACACATAGTATTCCAGCATATAAGCAATTATGATGTAAGATACTCTATTATAAAGGACATGTACGATTCCCTAAACGAAGATGGATTATGTTCACTTCACTTTATGGATTTAAGTACATCATCTAGATACTTTGAGAATTCATTAGAGTGGATGAATTGTAGAGTAGAGAACGAGCAATTCTTAGTTGATGATTTTAATAAGATTGGATTCAAAGATGTTAGCGTGGTTACTGGTAGAGATTATTTAACTGGTGTTAAAGCATATTATATAAAAGGAACAAAATGAAAAAAGAAATAAAAATAACAGTACCTACTAAATGGTCAGCTGTTACATTAAAACAATACCTAGCACTACAAAGAGATTTGAAAGTGTATGGTGAAGATGAGAATGCGTATGTAGCATGTTTGTTACATCACCTATGTGGATTCTCGCCGGAGTATCTGCATGGCTTGGATACTGAAACGTTTATTAACATTAAGAAAGACCTTACAGGTTTTATGAATAATACTGAAAGTGAACTACAAAGGTTTATTAAGATAGATGGTAAGGAGTATGGCTTTGAACCTAACCTATCAAAAATGTCTTATGGTTCTTATTTGGATATTACTAAGCATGATACGTTTACCATTGATGAGAACTGGGCAAAGATAATGAGTATCCTTTATAGACCTGTAAAGAGAAAGAGTATGGGAACGTATGAGATAGAAGAATACACAGGCAAAGATAATGAGGCCCTATTCTTAGATGTACCAATGGATATACATTACGGAGCACTCTTTTTTTTTGTTCGTTTATTAACGGCCTTACCGAGCGTTATCCTGAAATCTATGATGGATTCGGAGATGCTCCCTCAGACCATCAAGTCCGTTTTGGAAAGAAGTGGAAAAATTACAGCTCAGTTATCCAATTAGCAGGAGGAGATATAAACAAAATGGATGAGGTTGTAGAGTTACCATTAGAACAATGCTTACTATTCTTAGCATATAATTCAGATTACAATTACTTACAGAATCTCCTACATAAAGAAGTTTTGGCAAGAAACAAATAGTAATCCACTACATTTGATGAATCAGTTGTTAAATAATAAAATCATTAGTATATGCCAACTCCAGCTTACTTAGCCAGATTTAAAGCAACATCTGGAATTTACTTAGGACCTACTAGGGGAAAGAGTTCACCGAAGAACAATAGACAAGCTTGTTTATGTGCGAATTCAAACACATACTCACGCAAATGTTGTGATGGTGCACTGATTCAACAAGGGATAGGACAAACGCAAGTACCTGCACAATTCGCAACGAGAGGAGCATTTAGTGTTGGGTTCAGTAATGGTTTTGATATAGGAACACCCGTTTATTAAAAATTATAGAAACTTATGTCTCAATTAACTAAAACACAATTAGAGCAACAAAACCAAACCAGCTTTCCTAATAACAATGCTGGGTTTATAACTCCAGCAGCATTAAGAGGATTCAATTCAGATATGATTGATTCTTTAGTTGATGAAGGTGAGTATAATATAAATTCAGCTTCATTCTCAGGAAGTATAGCAGCATTACAAACTTTTAGTTCATCATTGGCTGGACCTTTTGTAACTCAAGCAGAATTAACTCAAACTGCATCAATACTACAAGCTGATATCAATACTAAAGCAACTGTGACTGGTAGTAATAAGTTTGCTGGTTCTCAAACTATTTCAGGCTCATTATTCCTTTCATCATCCGTATCAGGTAACCCACATCAGATTGGTAATACCGCTGGTGGTGATTTATTTATAGTTGGTGCAGCGGGAGCAGATGTTGTTATAGAGAGTACAGCAACATTAACATTAAACGTTAATAGTGGTGTGACAGTAAACTCTACACTTAATGTAGATGATTTAACTGTTTTAGAGCAAGGGTTGATTGTAACGGGTTCAACATCAATATTAGGTAACACAAAAGTAATAGGTTTAACAACTTTAGAAGGTAACACATTTATTAGTGGTAATCTTAAGTTTGATGCACAAAGAAGTTTAGAAGTAAGTTTTATTACTGCTTCAATAGTATCAGCATCATCAGCAGTATTTACACAAACGTTATCAGGTTCAATTCTTAATATAAATGGTTCAACTACTATAACTGGTAGTACAAGTATATCGGGTTCAACTACTATAACTGGTAGTACAAACATATTAGGTAATACATCTATAACAGGTAATATAACTGGAAGTGGCACATTAAAAGTAGGTGGATTTGTATCAGCAAGTGGTGGAGTAAATGCACAGGGTGGTGGTACATTTGTTGGAAACTTAACGGCTAATAACTTTCAATTCAATAACATTGGATTAAGTGGAGTTGTATCAGGTTCTCTAATCATTAATCAAAACTTAACTGTATTAGGTTCTTCATCAGTAAACTATATTACATCTTCTCAATTATCAATTGGAACAAATATAATTTCAGTTAATACTGATACACCTGCAGTAAGATTTGGTGGATTGGTTGTAAACGATAGTGGCTCAATTCCACAAAACTCAGGTTCATTCTTTTATGATTCAGTAGAAAATCGTTGGATTGATATACACACATTAGGTAATGGTATTACATCTTCACTTTTCATATTAGGACCTGAAACATATAACAACATTGGTAACGAATCAGGTATAACAACAAATACAATTCCTAAAGGAACTGATAACGGAGAACACATTGGTAACTCATCAATAGTAGATAATGGTACGGAAGTACAAATAGGTAACGCAGTTAGATTTACAAATGGTGTAACTGGTTCATTAAACGTAACCGGAGCATTAACTTCATCATTACTTTCTGGAAATATTTTAGTTGGTAATGCTTCAAATGTAACATCATTAATTCCAACTGCATCATTTGCAAGTAGTGCATCTTTTAATAGTTTTACAGCAAGTGTTAATTCAACTACTGCATCTATTAATTCTAAAACAGGTTCATTCGCAACAACAGGTTCAAACACATTTTCAGCTTCACAGGTAATATCTGGAAGTTTAGATATACAAAACGCATTAACCGCATCATTACCTTCGGGTTATGTTTGGGTGGGTGGTGCAAATGGTAGAACACAATTGGTTTTAACATCCTCAATACAGGGTGTACAATTTCCATTCTCTGGTTCTGCTGAAATAACAGGTAGCTTAAAACTAACTGGTTCTTTATTAATAACTGGAAGCATACCAACAATACAAAACGCTGGAACTACTGGTTCAATCGTATCTACATTAGGTGATACATTTACGGATGTACCTGCAGGATTTAAGATTGTAACATTAACATCAGCATCGTTTGCATCAATAGCAACTAAAGACCCTAACACATTATATTTTGTTACAGGTTCATTACCTTATGGTTCTTCTGGAACTGGAGGTACTTCAGGTACGTCAGGTGTTAGTTTGAGTGGTACAAATGGTTCAGGTGGTTCATCAGGCACTAGTGGCCTTAATGGAACAAATGGTTCAGGTGGGTCATCAGGAACTTCTGGTGTAAGTGGGACAGGCGGTACTTCAGGTACTTCTGGATTCAATGGTGCACCTGGTAACCCTGGTTCATCTGGAACTTCTGGTACAAGCGGCACAAGTGGTGTGAATGGTACATCAGGAGTAAATGGTACATCGGGTTCATCTGGTTCATCAGGAACTTCAGGTGAATCTCAAAAATATTTAACATCATCAACTACATCTATTTCAATAGGTTCAATTGGTAACAATAGAACAATAACAGTTGATACTAACTTAGATTATTCTATTGGACAAGCTATGGTATGTGCATTTGATGCAAACAACTATATGGAAGGTACTGTTGTATCTTATAATGACGCAACAGGTTCATTAACATTCCAAATTACATTAGCAGTTGGTAGTGGAACATACGCTGTTTGGACTATAAACTTACAAGCAGCAACCGGCGCCGCTGGTACAGGAGGTTCTTCAGGAACTTCTGGAACAAGCGGCACATCAGGTTCTTCAGGTTCTTCAGGTTCTTCAGGAACAAGCGGCACATCAGGTTCTTCTGGAACAAGCGGGACATCCGGTACATCAGCACAACCATTTGGATTTGCTTCTGGTTCAACTAACATTGGAACAGCAACTTACTTACAATTTAGTGGCAGTTCAGTACAAGCTCTTACAATCACAAATAATACTGCATCTATTACATTAACTGGTGGCAGTGGTACTGGAGTAGGATTTCCTTTTACAGGTTCTGCAAGGATTCTTGGTTCTTTAGATGTTACAGGTAGTATATCTCTTAATACAGGTACAAGTGGAAGTTATTTTATAACATCAGCCTCATTTACAGGTTCATTGGTAGATAACGTATCACCAACAACTACAAACTTAGCACCTGTTAAGCACGTAATAGCAATTACATCAGCATCTTACGCAGCATTAGTAACTAAAGACCCTAACACATTATATGTTGTATCGGGTTCTGCTATAACTGGTAGCGGCGGCGGAGCTGCAGGAGCAACATTCCCATTCTCTGGTTCAGCTATTATATCAGGTTCATTAATTGTAACTGGTTCTACTTTAGGTAATGTGATATCAGCAAGTATATCATCTAACACAGCATCATTGGATTTCAATGCAGCTAATTTCTATACCTGTTTAGTAACACAATCTACATTTTTTAATGTTACCGGTATAAACCCTGGCGAAACTGTAAGTTTATTATTAACAACTGGACAAGGTGCACCCGGAGCATTACCAACTGCAT